AATTTACGTGTGCGTTCCTCTTCTGCTAATAAAAGTTTTTCGCGCACTAAAACAGGGAAAATGAAATGACAAAGAAACCTGCTAAATCTAAAGTAAATGCTGCAGGTGTCTACACAAAACCTACTATGCGTAAAGCTTTGTTTGAAAAAATTAAAGCAGGCAGTAAGGGTGGTGATCCCGGTGAGTGGTCTGCACGTAAAGCACAAATGCTTGCTCGTGAGTACAAAGCTAAAGGTGGAGGTTACAAATCGTGAGCAAATCTGCTAAACATTATTTACCAAACGGGAAAGAGTATAAAGGCCCAGTGCATAAAATGGGTAATCAGTTGCATACAGGTGCAAAACACTCTGAAAAAAGTCAGAAACTAACACATACACCACCTAAGAAAAAGAAATGAAAAACCCACAACAATCGTTGCGCGAGTGGACTGCACAAAAATGGCGTACTTCTGACGGCAAACCTTCTAAAGGCAAAAAGCGTTACTTACCTGATGCTGCTTGGAAATCGCTGTCTCCTGCTGAAAAAGCTGCTACTAATAAAGCTAAAGCCAAAGGCAATGCTAAAGGTAAACAGTTTGTAGCTCAACCTAAAAAAATTGCTGCTAAAACAGCTAAATATCGTTAAGGATAATTATGGCTAAAGACCCTCGACTAGAACGTGCTGGCGTGTCTGGTTTTAACAAACCTAAGCGCACTCCTAGCCATCCTACTAAATCACACGTTGTTGTTGCCAAAGAAGGCGATAAAGTAAAAACTATTCGATTTGGGCAGCAAGGTGTTTCTGGTAGCCCTAAGAAAGAGGGTGAGTCTGAAAGCTACCGCAAGCGTCGTGAGTCATTTAAAGCTCGACATGCAAGTAACATTGCTAAAGGCAAAATGAGTGCTGCTTACTGGGCTAATAAAGTTAAGTGGTAATGACGGAAAAAGAACTTGTAAAGCAGGCTGCGGAAGCAGACCTGCTAACGTTCATTAAGCTTGTTGCTCCACATCGTGTACTGGGTGCAGTGCATGAGGAATTATGTGCATGGTGGCAACGAGATGATGCCAAAGACAACCAATTAGTGCTTCTTCCTCGTGACCATCAAAAGTCGGCTATGATTGCCTATCGTGTGGCATGGTGGATTACTAAACATCCTGAAGCAACTGTGCTATATGTTTCTGCAACAGCTAACCTTGCAGAAAAACAGCTAAAAGCTGTAAAAGACATTTTGCTGTCAGACATTTATCGTTTTTACTGGCCTGAAATGGTCAATGAGTTAGAGGGTAAACGTGAGCGTTGGGCTGTGGATGAAATTAGCGTAGACCATCCTAAACGCAAAGCAGAAGGCATTCGTGATGCCACTATTAAAGCAGCAGGTATTACTGCCAACGTAACCGGGCTGCATTGCTCGGTTGCTGTGCTTGATGACGTAGTGGTACCAGACAATGCTTATACACAACTTGGACGCGAACAAGTACGTGCATTTTACTCACAACTATCTTCCATTGAATCTACAGGTGCAAAAGAGTGGGCAGTAGGTACTCGTTACCATCCCGGTGATTTGTACAGAGACATGATGGAAATGACTGAAACCTACTATGATGAGGAAACAGACACAGAAGTAGAACTAGAAGTGTACGAGGTGTTTGAGCGCACTGTAGAAACAAATGGCGAGTTTTTATGGCCTAAGCAACGGCGTACAGATGGTAAGACATTTGGATTTGATGCTAAAGAACTAGCGCGTAAGAAAGCTAAATACTTAGATAGTGGGGCTTGGTATTTTGGTGATAAGCTTCTACATGTGTACGCAGCGATGGATTTTGCATACACAGTCAACCATAATTCAGACTATACAGTTATTGCAGTAGTTGGTGTAGATGAAGACAACAACTATTATATTCTAGACATTGACAGGTTTAAGACTAACAAAATTTCTGTAATGTACGATAGAGCAGAATCAGTGTTTAGAAAATGGCGTTTTAAAAAGATGCGGTGTGAAGTTGTAGCAGCACAGCGACTTATTGTTACACAGTTTAAAGATTACATGCGTAGCCAAAACATTGTGTTTACTGTGGAAGAATACAACCCTCCACGAAACATGAGTAAGACTGAGCGTATTGCAGCTATTCTAGAACCACGTTATAACAATAACCAAATTTGGCACTACAAAGGCGGTAACTGTCAGATTCTAGAAGAAGAACTCATTATGAATAACCCAGAGCATGACAATTTCTAGCAGAACTTGGGGTCGTAAATCTAACGTAGTAGCTTTTAATAGCAAGTTTGGTGGCGTAGCCTACTAAGAGGATAATATGAACGAAAATATTCAGGTTTCTTTTGACGACGATAGCCTAGCAAAGAAAATTGCTGATATGTGGGTACGTTGGGATAATGCACGTAATGTGTGGAAAAGTGACCAGCAAGAACTACGCAACTACCTGTTTGCTACAGATACTCGTAAAACTAGTAACAGTAAACTCCCTTGGAAAAACTCTACTGTAACTCCTAAACTAACTCAGATTCGGGATAACCTGCATGCTAATTACATGGCTGCATTATTCCCATCTGAGAATTGGTTTTTTTGGGAAGCAACTGATAAGAGTAAAGACCTGACTCAAAAGCGTTACGCAATCACCAACTATCTAAAACAGAAGCTAAAAGCATCTAACTTTCAGCTTCTTGTATCACAACTAGTGTACGATTACATTGATTTTGGTAACGTAATTGCTACGTATGACTACGTGCGAGATGTTATTAGTGACAGCAATGGTAACGTAGTTAGCCGTTACGTAGGCCCTAAAGCCTATCGTATTAATCCTACCGATCTTGTGTTTAATCCCCTATCAGAAACGTTTGATAAAACGCCAGTGGTTCGTCGCATGTTAAAAAGCCTTGGCGACCTAATGACTGACGTAGAAACCAAACCTGCACTAAACTACAATAAAGGTGTGTTGAACAAAGCTTTACAGTTCCGTCAAAACTACCGAGATGATCCTGAGTTCAAGAAAGAACTCAACATGGCTATTGATGGCTTTGGCAGTGCTGACGAATACCTAGAAAGTGATATGGTAGAACTCCTAGAGTTTTGGGGCGACATTTATGATCCAGAAACCAATACTTTGCTACGTAATCAACTCATCACTGTAATTGACCGCAAGTGGATTTTACGCAAGCAACCTAATCCCATGTGGACAGGTAGTAAACCCATGTTCCATTGTGGTTGGAGGTTACGCACTGATAACCTGTGGGCACAAGGCCCACTAGACCAACTAGTAGGTATGCAATACCGCATTGACCACCTAGAAAACCTTAAAGCTGACGTATTTGACCTGATTGCCTATCCAGTAATGGTTGTAAAAGGTTCCACTGTAGAAGAGTTTGAGTACGAACCCGGTGCTACTGTGTTCGTAGGAGATGAGGGTAATTTAGACTTTTTACGTCCAGATGCCACTGCTTTACAAGCTGATCTGCAAATTAGTGAGCTAATGAATCGTATGGAGGAATTAGCTGGTGCGCCAAAACAGGCTATGGGCATCCGCACTCCCGGTGAAAAGACCAAGTACGAGGTACAAAGTCTAGAGAACGCTGCAGGACGTATTTTTCAGAGCAAAGTTAGCTGGTTTGAGCGCAACATTCTAGAACCACTACTAAACGGCATGCTGGCTGAATCTATCCGCAATTTTGAAGGTGTAGAGCGTATTCGCACTGTAGACGAGGATTATGGTACCGAAGCTTTTGTAGAAGTCACCAAAGACGATTTAATGGCTGCAGGTAAGATTTATCCTATTGGTGCTCGTCACTTTGGGGAACAAGCCCGGTTTATTCAGGAACTAAACCAGACTATTGCTGCTGTTCAGGCAATTCCAACAGTGGCTGCACACATTAGCGGTAAGGCAATTGCCAAAGCTCTAGAAGAGAATCTGGGCTGGCAAAACTACAAGATTGTGCAAGATAATGCAATGATCTTTGAACAAGCTGAAACGCAACGTCTAATGAACCAAGTGGCTGAAGACATTCAAACTGAAGCTACAATTAGTCCTGAAGGGGAAATGCCTGAAGAGATGCCTCCAGAGGGGGTTGACATGCAGCAACAAATGATGTAATATATTATTAATATTGTTTAATATATATTATATGAATAAACTATTACTTAATAATAAACCTAAAGATAGTACTAATGAAGAGTTTATTAAAGCTTGGAATAATAGTAGTTATACTTTAGAAGCACTATATAATACTTTAAAGACATTAAAAGAAGAAATAAATAGTATTAAAAAAGATGATTTTGACTGTCCTAACCATTATGCTAAACTAGCGTACAATTTAGGGCAGATTAAAGCCTACGAGTTCGTTATGTCACTTTTACCAGACACAGCAAAAAGTGACGTTTTTTAAAAAGCCTACTCTAAGGCTGTCAATTTTAGGAGATAAAACGCATGACCAATGCAACCATTTTTGGTGGTGAAGGCGACAACCCATCTACCAATAACGCACCAGCGACAACTGATGCAGGACTATTTACCGCACTTGTTGGTGAAGGTCAAAAATACAAAACCCCGGAAGAACTAGCTAAAGCTTATACCAACGCTGACCAGTTTATTGAAACTCTCAAAGAGGAGAATCGTAAACTACGTGAGCAGGCTGCTTCAGCTAAAACAATCGACGAGGTTTTGGAACGTATGTCAAAACAAAATGTCGCACCAGAGGATGACAACCCTCCTGCAGCAGGTATTACGCCTGACGTTGTGCAACAGCTTGTAGAGAAGACGTTAGAGGGTCGTGAAGCCGTAAAAGCTAGGACTGAGAACCTGCTAAAAGCTGATGCTCTTATGAAAGAGAAGTTTGGCGAGAAGGCAGCAGAAGTGTTTAAGCAACGCGCAAACACTCCTGAGAAGGCTAAAGTCCTAATGGAACTGGCAGCAACTGATCCTGTTGATTTTGTGTCTATGTTTGCAGGTCAAGCCTCGGCTCCTGCTAATAACATGGATACAGGTTCAATGAATACAACTTCAGTACCTTCTACTGGTGGTGATCGTAGTAAGATTGTTGGCACTAAAGAGTGGGCAACAAAGGTTCGTAAAGAAGATCCTAAAACCTATTGGTCACAAGAATTTCGTGCTGAACTATGGTCTGCTGAACTAAAGGATGTTCTTCAAGAACAACTAATGGGCACTAAGTATGTTCGCATGCTTAATGGCTTCCCCGATGGTAACCAGTTTACCATCCCATCCGTTGGCGAACTGCCAATGCGTGAAACCTCTGAACTTACCCCTGTTGTCTATGATTCTATGGACACTGGTGAGTTCAATTTCACCATTGACCGCTATGTTGAGTCAGCTACCTACATTACCGATAAGGCTAAACAGGACAGCTACTACGCTCAACAGCTAATCGGCATGTTCCCCACCAAGATGCGTCGTGCTCTAGACGAGAACCTAGAATCTTCTGTGTTCTCCCTAGCTAACCAGCAGACCTCTGGTAATGCCAACGCTATTAACGGCGCTGACCATCGTTTCGTAGCTTCTGGTAGCTCCAACACTGTTCTATCTCTATCTGACTTTGCTAAGGCTAAGTACGCTCTAGACAAAGCTCAGGCTGGTGGTACCCGTGTTGCTATTATTGACCCCTCACAAGAGTATGTTTTCAACACTCTAGTGGGCGCTCAGGCTTTCACCAACAACCCCGCTTTTGAGGGTATTGTTCAGGGT